CGAATGCGGCCGCGTCACCCATCGCATCGAAATGCGACAGAGCGTGATGCGGCGCATGCAGCTCTCCGGCACGTACCTCGACATCAATCTCACCACGCCGGTCGGGCCGGTGCCCGATGCCATGGAGGCGGCCGAGCACGACGTCGCCGGGCTGTCAGCGTGGTCGCAGCGTCCCCAGGACTACAAGCACACCGTCTACGAGACCTACTGCGAGCTGGACATCGCTGGCTTCGAACATACCGACGGTGGCACGATTACCGGATTGCCGCTGCCCTATCGGGTGAGCATTGACAAGGATTCTCAGACTATCCTCGAGGTGCGCCGCAACTGGGATGAGGACGACGATCGTTACCTCAAGCACATGCCGATTGTGAAATACGCCTTCGTCGACGGCATGGGCTTCTACGGCATCGGCCTGCTGCACATCATGGGCAACGCCACTGCGGCCATCACTACGGCGTGGCGGCTTGCGCTCGACAGCGCCGGCTTCGCGTCGTGGCCGGGGTTTCTCTACAGCGAAACGGTAGGACGTCAGGACACGATGACGTTTCGCGTGGGGCTTGGCGCTGGCGCGCGCGTCAATACCGGCGGCCAGCCCATCGGGCAGCACATCATGCAGCTGCCCTACAAGGACGTGACAGCTGGCCTTGTGCAGGTCACCACGCATATTGAGGAAGAGGCCAGGCGCGTCGGGGGCACGCCCGAGCTCATGGTTGGGGAGGGGCGCCAGGATGTCCCCGTCGGCACCACGATAGCCATGCTAGATCAAGCCGTGAAGGTCTTGGATAGCGTGCACAAGGGCATGCATATCTCGCAGAGCGAAGAGTTCGCATTGTTGCGTGACCTGTTTATCGTCGATCCAGATGCGCTTCTGTGTGCGGTGCCGGGATCGCAGGCGCTATGGCAGTGGTCGAAGGAAGACCTCATCCAGGCACTGCGTGACTGTAATCTCTCGCCGCAGGCTGATCCTAACACGCCGGCGCATACGATCCGCGTGATGAAGGCAGTCGCCCTCGTCCAGCTGGTGCAGCTCAATCCGCAGATGTGGGACCTGCATGCGGTCGTCCGGCGGGTGGCGACGATGGTAGGCCTCGGCAGCGTCGACGAGCTGTTTGCGCCGCCGCAAGATCCAAATCAGCAGCCGCAAGATCCGAGACAGCAGCAGCAAATCCAGCAAGCCATGGCCAAGATGGCTGATCTGGCGCAAAAGGAAAAAGACTCGCAGCGCAAGGCGCAGCTCGAGCTGATAACGCAGCAACTCAAGACCGCGATCGAGGGCGCCAAGCTTCAAGACAATCAGCAGGAGCGCGCTTCACGCGAGCGGATCGAGGGCGCTAAGATCTCGCAGAAGCAGTACGAGCTGGCGCAAAGCACATTGGTGCACCCATTGGCCGCTCCCGTTGCTCAGACGTGGCCTGGCGTCCCAGGAGGTGCAGGCGTAAACCGGGTGATCTGAGGAGAATCATCATGGCACATCCGATGAAGGGCAAAGCGAATAGCTCGGAGAAGGCGCGCCTGAGGCGGCTTGGCGCCCGTGCTGGCAAGCCTTTTGGTTCGTCTTCGATGTATTCGAAGAAGACATACCCAAAGAAAAATGCCGGTACCGAGCGCGAGTTCACCATTCCTGGCGGCAAGGGCCGGCATCGCCCCGATCGGATGGCGCGCGGTGGCGGCGTCAAGCACAAGCCGCATGCGACCACGAATATCATCATCTCGCACGCGGGCGGGCGTGGTGGTTCGGGCGGAGGCGGAGCTGGGCCTCAGATGGGGCTGCCGCGGCCGCCGATCCTTCCGCCTCGTCCGATTGGAGCAGGCGTGCCGCCCGTCGGCGCCGGTGCGATGCCCCCGATGCCTCCGCCTGGGGCCGGCGCAATGCCGCCGCCGGTGGTGCGTCCGCCCATGCCAGTTGGGCCGGCAGGGCCTGTCCCCGTGCGTCCTCCCGGCATGAAGAAGGGCGGTCGTGTTGCCGGCCTGATCGACGTCAAGGACAGCCCAGGCAAGGGCTATCCCGGCTATCCGCATTCGCCGACCACCGAGGTCGATGATGCTGTGTCGGCGCGCAAGCGAGGCGGCGGCGTCAAGAAAGCGCGCCGTGGCGGTCTTGTCAGGGGGCTGGCTGATGGTGGTGAGACTGACGGCGGTTCTCCGCCCGGCAGTGCCGGTGGCGAGGATGGCGTCGACAAGATGCAGTTTGGCGGTGCTTTCGGGGGTGGCCCCTTTGGTGGTGGGGCACCCGGTGGTCCGGCGCCCGGTGCCGGTGGTCAGAACCCCGGCGGCGTGAGCAGCGTGCTCGGCCAGATACCCGGGCGCACGCCGCAGCGGCCAATCCAGGGGCCGCCCAACATCTCCGGGCGTCCGATGATCCCAGCGCAGCCGGTGACTGTGCCGATGCCAGCAACGATGAGCTCATTCCGCGCGTGGCCCGCGCCAGGGACGCGCGTGGGCTTCTCAAAGAAGGGTGGCAGCGTTAACCACGACGACGAGGCTGAAGACCGCAAGCTTTTCAGCAAGATGATGAAAGAGCGTAAACGCGCGCGCGGCGGCCATGTCGGCGAGATCGGCGGCTCCTCGCGCGAGGGCCACACCGTGCTGGGTGCTGTTCATAGCGAACGGCACACGCCGACGCCGCCGGCCAAATCCATCCCGACAGGGCACAAGACCGTCCTCGCCGGCGAGAAGTACAAGGATTGGGGCAAAAGCAAGCGCAAGCGTGGCGGCAGCGTGCGTGACTCTGTTCAGCAGAGTAGGCCGCATGGCCAGGCTGGCGAGATTTACCACCAGCAGGGAGTAGGTTACCGTGCGGCCGGCGGCACCGTGGTGCCCTCCGTCGGCAGGCTCGAGGGCGGCTCGGGCTCGGGAATGGGCCGGATACGCAAGATGAAGGCTGCGGAGAAGATCCCGGATAAGACCGAGCTATAGATGAACGATGACTTCGACAGCGTCGCCTTCAGCCGACTATCGAGGTTGATCTACGCTAAGCTGCATGGCGACGGCCAGAAAGATGGCCTGCATCGTGCGGTTCTGACCTCGCAGAGCTGGGAAGACTTCATCCGCACCAAGGCCAGCATTCTTGCCTACGAGGATGTGGTGGAGATGATGCACAAGGTTGCGCGCGACATGAACGAGCCGCATCGGCGTGAGGAACCTTCTATCGCGAGGCGGGCATGACCGAGCTGAGGTTCCTTGACCGGCCCATTACCAGCACGCCGGCGCTGGGGACATTGCACCAGGCGCCGCTACCTCCCTATCGCACCGACGACGAAAAGGAAGATTACAAGAACGATCCGCGCGGTTTCTTGCTCGATCGCTGTGCGCTGTGGCTTCCCAGGATAAAAATCTTCCACAACTGGATCATCACGGCGACGTATTACTTGCCGGACTACCTCGAGACCGCGACGGGGCAGAAGCTCTATCTGCCTGAAAAAACCCACGACGAGGCGCTGTGGCAAGGCAAGATCGGCTTGGTCATTGCCAAGGGCCCGCTTGCGTTCGTGGATAGCGATTACGTCAAATTCGAAGGGCAGAACGTAGAAATCGGCGAGTGGGTGATCTACGACATCATGGAAGGGCGCCAGTTCACCATCGAGCGCATCCATTGCCGGCGGATGAAAGACACCCAGCTTGTGGGCACGATCGAAGATCCGAGGCTGATTTACTGAGCGAGAACGATCATGGCTGACGAAGAGGACAAGGGAGAGAACCTAGTCGTTAACCTCAATGAAGAGGACGAAAACGAGAAGAAGCCGGATGCAGCCCCTGCCGCTGCTGCTGCGGCGGCAAAACCGCCACCTGTTCCTGGTCCCGGCGCCCCTGCGCCAGCGGCGTCTGCGACCGGCTTAGCCGAGCTGCAGCGGCAGATGCAGCAAGAGCGCGCCGAGCGCGCGCGCGAGCAGCAACAGACACGCCAGATCGCGGCCGAGCGTGACCAGGCGATTGCATTCGCGCAGGAGGCTGAGCGGCGCGGCGTCTCCACCTACGAGCTCTTCAACGAGAACCAGATCCAGGCGGCGACCGACAAAATGGCGGCGCTCGCGGGTGCGGCCGAGACCGCTATGCAGGAAGGCGACTTTAAGCGTGTCGCGGCGCTCAATCTCGAGATGGGGCGTCTCGGCGGCAGCCTTGCGGTGCTCGAGCGCGACCATGCGATCCTAAGGCAGCAGCGCGAGCAGATGGCGCCACAGCCACGGCAGCAACAGCCGCAACCGCCGCAGCCTCAGCCGCAGCAGCCGCAGTTGCCAGCCGATCCGTTCGAGCGCGCCATTCACGGTCGCACCGAGCAGACAAAGAATTTTCTCCGCAAGCACCCCGATTTGGTCCGCAGCGATGGCACGCTCAAGAATTCGGCGGTCCAGGCTCACGAGCGGGCTTTGGATGACGGCCATAGGCCAGATACGCCGGGGTATTTCGAGTACATTGAGAAAGCGCTCAACATGTCACAGACACCAGGATCAGGAGCGTCGCCACGTCAAGGACAGGCCCCGACTATGGCCGCGCCTGTCGCCCGTGGCGGGGCCCCCGGCGGTGCTGGCGGCGGTAATGGAACCTTCACGATGACGCCCAAGATGCGGCGTCTCGCGGAGGAGCAGGGCGTCACGCCGACTGAGTGGGCCAAGAACTACGTGCGGCTCCTGGCTGAAGGGCGCATCACGCCGATTACGTAGGTGGCCAATGAACAGAATCCCCTCTCCGAATCGCCTCGATCCAGCCGACGATCCGTTCCGCGCGCCGGAGCCGGGTTTGGCCGAGGGCCCCTCTACCCTGCGCTCGGAGATCCATGGCGAGCTCACGCTTGATCCCCATCGTGAACGCCGGCATCAGGGGATCGCCGCCATCGATCCTTACGACATCTCTGACATCATGGAGCGCTACGCGCCGACGCGAGGTGATGTGAGGAAAGGCAACGTCGACAAGGAGATCGACTTTAACTGGAAGCGCTATGAGACCTACGGCAAGCCGGACTATGCCGAGCAGCGCAGTTACCAGGATCAGGGCTGGCG